CATTCAATAAGTTTTGAATACGGTTTCGAATATTTGCTATTTCTTCTTTTTCCTCTTGTTTCTCAACTAGGGCTTTAATTTTACCTAACGTTGAAGGAGATAACAGTTGGTCTCCACCTTCCTTAAGAGGCTCTAAATTAATAAACCTTCTAGCTTCATTAATGGTTATGACCCCTAACTTCCCGCCTTCTATCATTTTCTTAAGGTCGAATTCTTCATTAACATTTTCTGGCTCTATATGGGCAATTTCAATATCGTCAAAACCAAATCCTTGACGAATTAAAACGTCAGTTAATCTATGAGCTTCTAATTTAAGTAGAGGTAAAATTGCGTCTTGTTTAAATTGTTCTCTCTGTTCGGACGAATTCAGTTTACCAGTATTTACATCTATAACACCTAATACAATTGGTTGCATTCCGTAAACAGCCATTATTTTATTCAATAACCATTGCTGGTATTCGAAAAACTGCATGTCACGTTGATTTTCGGATACTCTAGTAAAGGTAACATCTGGGTTATTTGTTACTATTAATTTTTGTCCTTTTCGACGTAATTCTTCTTTCCAGAATAATCGGTTTTTCTTTAATTTCTTTTCGGACATTCCTTGAAAAGAAAGAATACCATTTATCATTCCAGAATTTTTTAGTAGTCTTTGATTAAATTGAGAAGCTTCTACTTCATTAGAAATATCATCCCAAAGAGTTTCGATTGGACTTAATCCGTAAGCAGAGCCACTTACTGGATTTGCTATCATATAAATAACTTCTTTAATAGAAAACTTTGCTAGTGGTTTGGTAGGCTCATTTGGATCTATTAATTTATAAGCTTCTTCGGGATTTTTAAAATTTCCATGTTTATCTAAATTTAGACGAATATTACATCCTTTAAGGTCATATACTTCTACTGGAGTTTTCCCTCCATCATAAACTACTTCTAAGGCTCCAGCGTCATATACTAATATATCTCTTAAATATTTTCGTCTAATATCATCAAAAGATTCTACTTTATCATTGGGATTTTCTAGTAACTCATAAATTTGATTTATTTTTTTCTTTGTATCAGCACTATCTGATTTATCGGAATCTTTTGCTCTTACTACTATTTGGTATTTGACTACTTCTTTAATTATCTTATCCACACAAGCTCTAGTCCAACTACTAGTCAAATATTTTAGCCAAAGGTCGTACTCATTTGCCCCTTTTATTTTCACATCCCTATCCAAATATCCTGCACCAGTAGTTATCATCCAAGAATCGGTTTCATCTAATTTTCCTTGGGTTGCTTTTGATAAACGTTCTGAAGGCGGTAAATTTGGATTATTCGATAATATAGGAACAGCAGAATATTCTGGTTCTGCTTGTTTCCTTCTCAAGTATTTCATCCAATTTCCCATAATTACTCCTTTTACTTGAACTCAATTTTATTAAGTGACCATAGAACGGTCAACCCTTTTTTAAGTCCGTTTAAGTAGTCTAGGTTTCTTTTTATGTTCTCGGGGTGTAAAGAAATATCTATATACAATGAGGTTAATGTTTTTATAATTTTTACTAGAAAAACTATTGATACTCCTATTAATAATGGTAATCCTATCGTATACTTAATTAAATTAGTGTTTTTGACTAAATTTTCTAATTGAAGTTGTTTTTGTCTATTCATAATATCCTCCTAAACAGAGAACCAACTCGACCTTTCTGGTTCATTCTCTAGAGCAGAATAAACTGCTCCTGCTACCGCATCTGCAACATCTTTACTTCCTAAATCCACTCCTTCATCTTGTGCTCGTCTATATGATATTTCAGGGTGGTCTACTTTATTTTTTTCTAACTGCAATTCTTCTAATTCTCTAACAAGTACTTTATAGTAATAATAATCTAACTGCTTAGTATAAATCTGTTCCTTCAATGTATTATAAGGTTCAGTTGTCTTATCTACACTCAATGTTTCTGATTCTATTCCCCTTTCCTTCAAACGTTGAATAAAATCTACACTTTGGTATCCATCTAAAGTAGCCTTAACAATTGGAAATCCCTTATTCTGTAACTTATAAATAAATTTTCGTATCATTTCAAAATCCAGTTCTCCACCTTTTACTCTTAATTGTATTGCTAAATCTACAAATACTCCTGTTTCAGTATCTTCATCATATGGATTAATTGGATACGTATGAGTCATAGCAAATCCTGCACAATCTTGTCCTACGTCGGCATTAGCTTTTGCTAAATCTATATGGACAAAATATTTTGCATCTTGATGTTGTAGTGTTAATCTTTCTTTTATTTGTTTCTCATCAGCAGTTAATGCTTTTCCATCTTTCTCTTTTAATTGTAGTAACCATAATTGTTCTACTGTTCTAGGCAAAAACCACATATGTAAAGGTTCAGCCAATAAATCATCAGTATGTAGTATTTTAGCATTTATAGGAGAATGTCTTATTGTATTAACATTTTGAACTATTCTTTCTTTATATCTAAAAAATCTATTTCCCGAACCTGCTAAATCCCTATTCTCATATCTACGAGCAGAATCTTCTGGATTTTTTTCATAGGCTTTTTTGAAATCTTCTTTTCTCTTGAGAGGATTTACTTCCCAAGTACAAGCTTTACTTCTATAGACATCCATAGCTGTTTTTGTTTGTTCCCAACGATACATCATAAAATCGTAGGGGTCTCTCATGTATGAAATCAAAAATAATTTAAACTTATCTCCATATCTACTTGTTTCGGTATGCCAAAGAGCTTCATATAACTTTTTAGCCTTTTCTACTTTAAATTCTCCTACTTCATCAAATACAGCCATTAATACGTTCATTCCTTCACCCGCATATCTTTCTGAGTGACGTGAATGAGCTCTTATATGATTTTTAAATTTAACTGTAGTAGTTTGGATATCTTTTCCATCTCGTAAATCCATTCCTTGTTCTTCAAACCAATTTCTTCCTGTTTCTGGATTTATTACTTGCTTTAAGGCATTTGTAAATTTATAAAAGAAGATATCCCTAGCGTGTTCTGAGTTAACAGAAACGTTAACCATATCTATATTTTCTCCTGCCGCTAAACCAAAATATTCTTGAGGATCTCTTAAACACATCATCCAATAGGCACAATATATTAATATACGAGAACATAAAAAATCTTTACCACTACCTTCTCCCCATAATAACAAATACTCTTGAAATTGGTCATTCCACCCTAATTCTTTTCTATCATTTAATCTAAAAACACTATTAATTGCGTCTAATTGTAAAGGACTAAGACTTGGCTTTAGCCATTCAGCAAAAAAGGTTTCAGGACTAACTGGTTCTATGAGAAACAGTTTATTTCTATTCTCTTCTCGAAGTATTCCTTCGTCACAGAATTTATTCCAAAGCTCACCTAATTCTATTCTTTTCTTATCTTGCAATAGCATTCCTTATTCTTTTACTTAACAAAAACTTAGTTAGTAAACTTACTCCACCTTCTAAATCACGTACATTTATTATCTCCGTAGGAGCATGCATATTTCTTAGGGGTATTCCTACTATTAATCCTCTAGTTCCCAAATTAGTAGTTTCAGTAGCAGTATATCCAGTCATTCCAGTTGATGCTTGAAATTGAGTTTTTATCTTATTGAGACGGGCTATTGATTCCATAACATCTTCACCATAACCATAGTCTGTAGCAAAGGTAACATCTACTTCTACAAATAAATTTGGTCTATATTTTCTTGCCAAAGGTCTTGATTTACTTAAACCGGTTTCTTCTTGAGCACTGAAAGTAAATACTAACGTTACTGGAGGTCTTCTTTTAGATCTTACTATCTCTTTAATTACTCTCATTAATATATAACAACCAGATTTATCATCAAAACCATATCCAGAATAATAATCTCCTAATAAATGTTGAAAATTAGGTTTATATACAACTGGGTCTCCTATTCTTACTATTTTAGCCACTTGTTTTCTTTTTCTTATTCCTATATCTATTTGGGCACTAGAAATATCAACTATAGTTTCATCATCTTCATCGTAAACTAAATGGGCATGTTTTCTATCTACTACTGCATTTACTGGACCATTTTTAGTCAAAATCACTAATTCTCTAGTAGTCAAAATTGATTTATCTCCTCCACCTATATACTGAATACTTATTATTCCTTCTCTATCAATATTAGTTACAATAAATCCTATAGTATCTAAATGAGTATCTATCATTACTTTCTTATCGGGATTTTCTCCTGGAATAGTTACTATAATATTATGTTGAAAATCTTTCTCTACTTTAATTTTTTTAGTTCTTAGTTTTAGTAATTGTTCCCTAATATAAAAAGCCAAACGTTCTTCAAATCCACTTGGAGAAGGAATCTTCATTAAGTTTTCTAACAATTTAATATCAGTAGTCTTCTTCATATCCTATCCTATCCTCATCTAATTCTTCGGGAATAAAGTAACCACGTTTTTTGATTAAGTCTAAATGGCTTTTAGTCACTTGTTTCCCGGCTACAAAGTAACTAAAGGAAGACCTAATTTCATTTCCACATTGTCTACATATTCTAAAATTATTTTCTATATATCTTCTCTTTCTAGATGTTTTATATGTTTATTTATTTTGCATACCGAACACTTGAAAATATTCTTTGAGTTTGATTTCATTTTTTATTCTTTCTATAGAATTAATGATTCCCATTATACCTAACTCTACTAAAACAGCTAAAATTGCTAACGCCATTGAAATTGATTTTGTACCAACTAAATAAATTATTATTGGGAACAATCCTAAAACTACTATTACTTTAATTATCTCTAATATTGATTTTAGTTTATTATTCATAATTGAATGATATTATTATATCTGCCAATTGCTTAGTTTCTTTGACTTCTTTTTCTTCTATTTTCAAAACTTGTTTTCTAAAAGAACTATCTGGATTTTCTTTGCCACGTGCTTTTCTAAAACTATAAGTATCTTCATAAGTAGCATCTAAATAAATTAAAATATCTAATCCTCTAACATATCCAGCATATATACCTTCTATCAACAATATACCTATTTTATTAGTATTAATTCTAGTATGCTGCAATGAATCAGTATATTTATTTAAAACTTGAATATTGGCATGAGTACTTTTTAAAGATTTAAAATTTTTAGTTACTTTGTTTAGTTTTCTCCAATTTATTTCTTGATGTCCTATTTTTCCAGTCTCTTGTCTTATCTGATTTCTATTACTCCAATCAGTTTTATACCAATCGTCAATTGAAATTATGAAACAAGGTATTTCTAAACTATATAAATTTTCTTGAATCTGAAAACTTATCTCGCTTTTACTTGTTCCACTTGGTCCACAAAGTCCTACTAAAAGCTTTTCTTGCTCTGAGTATAATTGAGCCAACATATAAGATAAATCGGTTGACTTTGGTATTTGATGTTTTTCTAATTTTAGTGGGTCTCCTATCATTCTACTCCTCAGTAGTTACTCCATTTAACTCATCTTCAAAAACGTAAGTTAGTACTAGACAAATAATGCTTAGTACTACTATAAGTGACTCATCCATCCCTTTCTCTCCTTATAATTTTACGTCTACATACCTTATGGCATTTTTTACAACGAAAACAAGTCATATATTGTCCGTACCACATTATATATTCACTTGGATATATCTCATCATCACAACAACTAGAAACTATTCTCTCATCTCCCATATATAACTACCCTCTAAAGTCATTCCTTTGCATCTCAAAACAATTTTGGGGTCAAATCTTCTAACAAATACTCTTTTACATTTGGGACAATTTATTAAATTTTGAGTTTGTTCTCCTTCAATATGCTCTCCACAATGACAACAAATATATACCTTACCTGGATTCATTTTTGAACTCCTCTCGTAAACTCATTTGATAGCTTCTTTCGAGTTCAACTATATCAAATTTTCCGTCAATAGTTGCTTGATTCATTCTATCTACTGATTCATACATTTCTTTAAGTTTATTTACTTTCATAATATACTTCCATAATTGTTTTATAAACATGCTTATTAGCTAATGGAAATTTAGTATAAATATCTTTATTTTTATTGTAAATCTCCTCTAGGGCTACCATTACTCCTACACTTCTACTTATTCCAGCCATACAATTTATACTTATTTTATTCGGCTTATAGAAGTCTACAAATTCAAGTATTTTTCTAGCGTGTTTTTTTGAAAATAAAGTTAAACCATATTTTTTAATAAATTCTTTAGGTGGGTTATCTATATCACTAAATTGAAGATACAAAACTGCTTTGAATCCCCCATTTAAAACTGCTATTGGAGTTCTTCCTGAATCTCTTATGCTAATAGCAATCTCATTGTCTTCAGGAATTATTTTTTCCATTATATTTTCGGGGAAAGCCTGTATCAACATAAAACAATATCTCCACTGCAGTTAAGACACTTTCTCGGCAATTGCTTTTTGCTTTTTATATTAAAATTCTACGTTTGCTCCAAAAAAGTACCGGTTGTATCCTTTATTCCAATTTTTACCTACTCCTATATTTAAACTAGTATTGCTAAAAAACCAATCTGGTTTATACGATATACTAATAGGATAGAATCCTTTTTCTGTTGCTACTACTTCTGTTCTTATTTGCCACAACTTGGCATATCGAAATCCTACTCCTGCTTCTCCAGATACGTCTTCAGTATCAATTCCTAATCCCATTACACTTATAAACTTATTTTCGAATCCGTAGGGTTTAAGTTTCTTTTTAAGTTCAGGAATGTTTTCTACTTTTAAAGGTTTGCCTAAAATATCATCCCTCCAATTGTAATGATAAAGTAGACTACTATTTTTAGGTTTTTTTATTCCTGTAAATCCATTCTTTACTTCCGTCTCATCTAACAGTAAAGTAAATTCTTTCTCGTAAGATACTAAACTATTGTCTATATTGATAGGTTTATTTTTAATTCCTTTCCAATAGCCATATCCCACTATTAAACTTACTACAACTGCATAGATTATAAGTTTCCGAAGATTAAATATTGATACAATATCTTTAGCCCACTCTACTCCGTCGTTGATTTTTAACAATCCTTTCTTGAATTTTTCTTTACTGAATTTAATTTTTCTCATTAGGCAACTCCAACATAGTCAATATTAAATTTCCTCTAATGAATTGAAATATAAAACGAATTCCAGTTTTTAGAGGATTGTTTATATATCCTACAAAAGGATATCCCCATTTATCTTTCCATTGAAATTTAAATCTCTTTTTACCCCATTTTATTATCATGCTTGTAACCTCACGGTTATTGAATTAACAACCATATCAACTATAACTGCAGACTCTATTTCCCTATCTTCTGCTTTACATTTGTCGATATAATCTTGAACTTTCTTATTTATTGTTTATTGTTCTATACTCTTCAAATCCAACTTTACCGTCCATAATTATCTCCTTGAAACACATTCATCATTGTAAGGGTTAAACTTATATTCTTTAAGTTTACCTTGATAATAATTCTTAACAGCCGTAATAAATAATACAACTCCCATCACAGCCATCCCTAGTAAACTTTTTGTCACCATAACAATAGTGAACAAAATTGTTCCTAATCCATATCCTAACCACCATTTATAGGACTTTGGAATTAAATTGAGAGTCAGTACTGTTATTACGGCTGCTAAAATGTCTAATACTTTAATTATTTCCATGAACAATACTTTCTACATAGTTTGTGAAAGTCATCTACTACTTTTAAATGCTCTTCTTTGATAAAATATCTTAAGTGATTAAGTAGACTTTTTATCAACAGCATTATTTGTACTTCTTTTGGTTCCAACATTCACCAATCTCCTATAATTCATTACTGCCAATCCCATTGCTAAAATATTCAGAACTCCTTGACCTGGCAATCCTTGAGTGAAGTTAATTATAATATATCCAACACATCCAGTAGCATAAAGCAACCACATTTTAGGATTCTTAGTTACTGAAAACAAAGCAATTATAACCGCAATTGCAGAAATAATATCTAATACTTGTATCATAACTTTCCTCCAATTAGCCAAACTAAAATTATCTCCAATCCCACTTGTGCTTCTACTAATTTCCAGGGATCTAGTTTATATTTTATTACGAGTCCATTATATAGAACTAACTGTAAATATTTCGCTAGAGGAAATATAGTTGCTCCAATTAATCCTACTACTAAATATACCCAATTAGGTTTATTTGGATATAAATACATAAACGGAAGTATTGTATACAACATTGTGATTAGTCCTACATAGGTAAAATCCTCTTTGGCTTCTACTAAATTATTTTGCGAGTGAGCTAAATCAATTGCTTCAAAACTTTTACCATATCCTAAAGTCATTTCCGCAAAAGCAAGAAGTACCATTGCTATAACTACAGTAGTAGTCATAGGTATATTCATTACTTTTACATAGGCTCCTATCATTATAAAACTAGTAGCAACCGCAGTTAAAAAATTTCCCCAGGTGTATTGACTACCTCTCCAAGCCCACATTAATGCTCCTACTACTGGAAATAAATAGACTAACCAATTCATTATACTCCTCCTATTTGTAAGGTTATTTCTTCTTCAATAACTTCAGTCTTTGTTTCCTTCCTTCTTACTATATTCATTACCGCTTGATGAGTTATTTTTTCACTATCGATATCTTTAGGATTACCCAATTTCATCAAGTCGTTTACTTCCTGTTGAAGCTGAGTTTCGGATATCTTTATTACTAATACTTTTTGCTTCATTTTTAGCATCCTCCCTTGTGTAATCTAATCCTTTAGGAAAGTGTCTTGCAACTACTTTATTTAATCCTTCAATCAATTCGAGTTTATTATATTGAAGTTTTACTTTAGGATCTCTACCTAATTGATCCCACCTATAAAGTTCTACTCCCTGTACAAAATAAGGATGTGCCAATAATTTCCTTATCTTAAATTTACGTTTCATCTTTCCACTCATATACCAACAAATTCTCATATGTTGTTTTACTAGCCAAAGTGTTTTATGTGAAACGTAGTCTTCAATCATATCTGCTCCCCACTTATCATGACCAATAGTATCCTTAAATTTACCTACGTCATGAAGTAAAGCAGCCAATACTAAATCAATATCATCGGATTCTTTCAATGCCCAATTTACTACTTGTAACGTATGCTGAAAAGCATCTCCTTCGGGATGCCATTTCTCCATTTGGGTTACTCCATTGAGTCTCTCAACTAACATAAAAATTTCTCTTGTATTTTCTACTGTGTAAATTGGTTTCACAATTTCTCCCAATAAAATTGCTCAATCGTTTTACATAGCCATAAATGCCAATATTCTCTATTTGTCTTTTCTGGTAAATCTACTACTTTAGATTTCCATTCAATCTCATCCATCAATGATTCTAGTTTTTCTCCTACTTCCGTTAAATAATCAAGAGTACCTGATTTAACTTCTTTCAGATATTCCGCTTCTTTTAACGGAAATTTAATGGTTTTCTCGTTATATATACTAAGTACTTCATAAGCAGCCCTAATAGCATGGCTAACTGCTTTCCAGTCTATATTCTTGTTATTTGAAGCATCTACTGCTCTTTGACCGTAATTATAGTAATAACGTCTTACAATATCATAGGCGTACTCACAGGTTTGAGTTTCTTGAATCTTTCTACCACATACTTGATATTCCCTAAGTCCGTTCTTATTTACTCCTCTTTCGGTATGTTCTATGTCAGGCAATTTATCCCAAACATCTTTTACTCTTAAATCTCTATCTTCAACATCAAGTACTTCCATTACTTTCTTACAGGTATCTAATCTACTACCTTTGATTCCATATTTTGCAGCTTGTTGTCTAGCATATCCTACAAAAGCATCTAATCTTTTAGTATAAAACATTTCCCGTCTCATTTGAATCTCATTCCAAATCCAATTACTTTCTTCAATCATATGATTTGGAACGTGAAGTAAATCTAATGCTAAAGTATCTCCTTTTAAAGCAAGTTGAATAAATTTATGTAGTGGAATATATTCTATATCGATATCATCTTTTCCATTCTTACTTGCTCCCGGATTTGTTTGTTCCCAACGAGAATGTTTTAATGAACTATCTGCCGATAAAATTTCACCTTTAGTAGGCATATAAATTACTTTATAGTCCTTATCAGACTTCTCAGTATTCGTTCCATATAAATGGCTACCAAAAATTGTTTTGAGAATAATTTTATATTTATCCATCACATATTCTTTCCTATTAAAATTAAAGTTATTCCAGTCAATATGAAGTACCAATATTCTAAAGGTAACTTCATAAACCATTTCTTATGCCATCTTACTTTTTGTTCCCAAAATCTCTTAAAACTATAGTAAGGATTTAAAATAAACCATAGCAAATCTTCTACTATCAAATAAATCAAAAATGTACCTATAGTTATCAATTCCTTAGCCCAACTCCACTCCATAAATAATATTGGGCTATGAAACCCAAGCAAAAATATCAGAAACATTAAAGTGTGATATCCTGTTATTTCTTTTCCACTCAATATTTTCTTAAATGGTGTTTTCAATCTCCAAGTAGGTAAATTTTTAGCCCATCCAGCAGAACCCTCTATTTCGGTTTCCCACATTGCATGCAATACTGCTAAAATGAATAAGTAAATTATCTTCATCATAAGTAAGGCCTAAAGTCCTTAATAATAAATAGGTCTTGTAATATTATATATTCATCCATACAGTGACCTATCCTATTTATTTTATAGCTAAAGTTTGGCATCGGAATTACTAAATTAGTAAACTTAACTTTTTCTCTATGCTCTTCATTTATAGTCATTCCATCGTATCCAAATCCTTTTACTATCATAGCTAACTTATCTGAATACTTATCACCTAAAATACTTGCATATACTTTAGGCTTCTTTAATTGATTTTTTGGAATGGAATCATCATGTAAACTAAATGTTATAGTATCAAACTGTTCAGCCCAAAGTTCTTCCAATATTAAAGGTTCTTGAGTTGTCAAATGAACTTTATCAAATATATTCTTAGCTAACTCTACTATAGCCCAAAACTTTTTAGCCCTAGTAGGTTCTCCTCCAGTTAACATTATTTCTTTATGACCCTCATTAGCAAACCATTTGTAAGTATGATACACTAATTCGAGACAGTCTTTTTGTTTTTTATTAATTTTTATTATTTAGGTATAGATTCTTTACAACAAGGACATATATAACTATCCTCAGTATCTTTAGCTCCCCATTTATAAACTACACATCCACAATTAGAGCAAACAACTACATCATAACAATCACTAATAAGCATTTTATACCCCCTTTACAATTTAATATTTAAAAAATATTCTATCGAACCTGGAGATCTATCATCTACATATAAATTTGCTACTACTTTTCTACCTATATCTCCTTGCCATTCCTCTCTAACTTGTCTAACATCTCTATTTACTTCAGTGAAATTCAATCCTATCCAACTACACCATTCTAAAACTTCTTCTAAAGATTTTCCATTACGACAAGTCCATAAAATTGTTTGATGTCCTTTTTCTTGAGCTTCTCTAACTTTATTTATTACATCATATTTAGGTTTTCCTATTTTAGGAAAATCAAAATCACATAATGTACCGTCAAAATCAATTGCTATAATCACAACGGAAGTTCTCCACTACGATATATTTCTGGGTAGGCTATTAACTTAGCTCTTTTTCTTATTTCGTTAGTAACTTCTTCTTCAGAAACTTCAAACATTTGGGCTGCAATTACTTTGTAAATATCTTTTCCCGGATTGTTTTTAACTATCTCAGTAATGTAAATTGACTTCACCTTTTTACCCTCCTAAAAGGTACTTTAAGATAATCAATCATTCCAAGTAATTTTATTCCTACCTCTATTCTTTCTTTAGCAGTTACTTCAATTATCTTATTAGTTGACCTACCATTTATTTTTTCATACACTACATTTAAACCCTGACGTTGCAACTTTCTTACAACATCATCTTGATTGTAATTTTTAGTACTTTTAGCTTTTAAACCATTTTCACTTACTCTACCTGTCTTCATCTCCCTTATCCCTCCATTTTTCTACCCCTTCTTTAATATCGGGAAGTGGTCTACATTACTGACCACTTCCCTTTGAGGGGTAGAGAATTAATTAAAATCTACGGAATAAAAATCTCCAGCTGTTTTCTGAAGTTCCATTTGTTTTAAAACTATGTTGTTAGGATTTCTAACCTTTGCTTGATGTGTAATATAATAAGTTACTAAGTTGTATAATCCCCATAAACTCTGATCTTTTCCTTCATCATAATTCTTTAGAATTTCTTCAGCTACTTTCTTACTCAAACGACCAGTAATAAATTCTCCTACTTTAGTTCTATTAGGAGTCATTTTTGCCCAATCGTTCCAAGTATGTCCTACATTTACTAACGGAGCAATTCTTCCTCTAATTGCTTCCCTAATTCCTGCAGGTCCAAATCCACCTAAATGCTTAAGTGAAAATCTACCTACTTGTCTTGGTACCATCATTCCATTAGTACAAACTAACCTTTCAGCGTAAGCAGAACCTCTAGCATTACCAAAAAATCCATCAAAACTATTGATAAATCTTATTCCAAACCTAATAACATCATTAGGTTCTTGACTGCCCCCTACTTCCACTGAGTGTTTATCGGTTAGTTTATAGTCGAATACTGTAACTGTTCTACGTCTACAAATATCAACTCCTACTAGCGATAAACCTAAGTCGTCCTTTACTTCCTCAATTGCTTGATTAATATCCCTATTTTGAATCAACTGAAATCTTGGTGTTACTAAACCTAAAACCTCTCCAGTTTCCTCATCAATAGTTGCTTTATGTGACCGTACTAAACCACCTTCTACTACTTTCAAATCCTTTATTGCAACTGGAAAATCCCAATCTTTTCTATCCATAAACTCACCTCCACTATTTTTACTTTATTTCCTTCTACTGTTTTTACATAATGACTCATCTCAATCTCTCCTATTTCCAAAAACTATCTTCAAACATTTTTTATTTATTTGTAGGGAAATAGTATCAAAAGCACTTGATGCATTTTTAACCACTGCAAGTTTGCAGTCCTGAAGGGCTTGGTTGTATGTCTTTTCACAGCATCCAACAACTATATCTTCAGCCATTTCCCAAAGTTTTGGTGAGGGGACATCTTTCTCATTCGGAAACCCCTTCACGTTTAGATAGGCGTTGGCAAGAGTCAATATAGTTTCAATGTCTTTTTCAAGTATGCCCCTTGCACTTTTATCTTGCCAAAATGATTCTAATCCGTCAAAATAATCAGAGCTTAATATTTGTTTCAGTCTTTCCGTTGCTTCTCTAATCTCTTTTTCTGTCATCATAATTCAACTCCTTTTAAAATGTTTATTAGCTTTTGTCGGCATCTTCTTGTAGTAATTTTCTTATTTCCTCTCTTGTTTTACGAGCAGTTGGCAGTTGGCGAAAGTTGCAACGTCAGGGTTTATCTCATCATTAGCATAGCTAATAGTGAATTCATCCCCTATCCCTCCCTAAATAAGTTGCTTCCCCTTCTACCAATTCATATTTTCTACCACAATCACAGGTGTGAATCATTAAAATAGTGTAGTGTGCATAATGATATGCGGGATATTTATGATATTTACCACATCTACAAGTGTAACCTCGTAAATATGGACCAACATAAGCATAAACACTACCTTTCGGCTTTTCAACAACTATCTTCTGCTCACCTCTCGTCGGGTGTTTCGGTAATTTAAATACTTTTTGTTCCATCTTATCCACCTACCTTTACTATAGAGATACTTTCATTTTTCCTTCTGGTGTTTCTTTTGTTTTCCAACAAATTCTTACTTTCATTACTTTTCCTCCTACGATATAATTATATATTATTTTTTAAGAAAAATCAATGGGAAACAAAAGAAAAATTTTTTATATAGTATGTTATTATATATGCATTTATATAAAATCGAAAGATCTACTTTTAGAGAGGTTTTTGACCGATTTATGGAAATTTATAAATTGTTATATATTAACCGTTTATAATTTTTAGAGTTCTTTAATTTTTAAGTGGGGTATAAAAAATAGACAAAATAGGGTAAAGATGGTTGCTACTACTACATTTACGTTATATCCAAAATTATCGTAGAGTATTCCTCCAAATATTTTTCCTAATCCACCAGCGAAATTATTTACACTTGTTGCTAACGCGTAAAATAATCCTTCACATCCTTTAAGAACTGTTTTTGCTACATATTATAGCTGATCTCTATCGTTTTCTGCATCTATACATATCTTCAGTTACAATCTTTCCAGGTAAATGATGAAAACACCTCCAACACCCTATGGCCTTAATTTTACCCAATCTAAATAAATCATATGTTCTCTGCCACCCATGTTCAGGACAGAAAACCTGAGCACTATCCTTATATGTCTTATTCCTATAATCATATTTCATTTATGTCCCTTAGTTCATCTTCAACTGCATCATGTAAATATGGACCAACATAAGCATAAAATAATATCTCACACATGAAGTCCCAAAATTCCCTAGTAACTGATAATCCTGATACGCCACCTTCCATATGCCCAAGATCTTTCCACTTCTGTATTATCACACGTTCTTCTTGATTAATCTTATGTATCTCAATCCTCTGTTCGTTTACCATTACATACTGAAGATATGGAATCAGCCTTAGTTCAGTCGTCGTTAATCCTGTACCTAAAAACTTCTTTGCTGCTTTCTGTACTGCTGTATTTAATTGTCCTCTATTTGCCATAATACCTCCTATATTCGATTGTTATCTAGAAACGTGATAGATAGTATAGAGTTCCTATAGGCTCAACAAAGCCTTCTAGATGCCCCAATTTCTAATAAAATACCATTTTTAACCCTAAACTCGTCCATTGTAGGGCTTGAATTTTTCCTTGCAAATTACCTATAATCTATAAATACTTTTAGTCATCTCTATTCTCCTGAATGTTTTCATAATCTTCATCATCTAAATATATCTCTAAAGGCCAATTCATTGGTGCTTCTATTTTTGGAAATTCAGCTGAAATTAAAGTATCGTCTGAATCGCAATCATGTGTTCGGTGCATTTGTTCTAGCATTACTCTATCTCTATATTCTAATTTTCTTATTTCATACCACTTATATTTAGGATATCCATCATCTGTAAATCCAGCTTCGTAGATATCATTTAACCCCATTCCTCGTACTTTACCTAATACTTTGATAGTATAAGGTTCTTCGAATCGTTTTAGAAATTCTATTGTTTTATCCATAAAACTAAAGTTGTGAGTGTTTTTATCCCAGCTCATATTCTTGCTCCATTCGTTCTAGTAATATCAGGATTACCATTTTAATCTAATTCCATTACTACATCAAAACCTTCTTGAAGAGTAGGTTTTTGGTATCTCAGTTTAAATCTACGAAAAACTCCTTCCCATAGTTTCTTATTCTTTTGTCCATGAGGAACTTTCATTTTACGTTTAACTGCTTCCTTCATGGTAGTTTCTTTCATTACTACTGCAGTAACACAACATTTGTACTTCCTAGCTAACTGAATATACTGCTTCCTCATCTTCTTACTTACATTAGTCTCATCTACTATTACTGACTGGCCTTGCTTTAATAAATCTTCTATACTAGTTATGGTTATTCTATGGACTAACGGTTCTACTTCACGGAAAAACAAGTAATTTCCTCCACCCAACATATATCTAATGGCATCTCTACTAACGACGAGATAACCGTTAGGATTCGACATAGTTACGGCATTTTTCTTAGACCAAGTACTCTTTCCACTACCTACATTTCCTACCATTACGATTAGTTCATTCATTATCTAACTCCTTAAAAAATGCTTTAGCATTTCGCATAGCTTCTCTTTTAGAATCCCACT